TTGCTAATCTCATCGTTTTTAATGAGTAGATTGTAACCGCCTTGCAACTCAGCATCGGCCAAAATACGCTCCAGTTCTTGCAGGCGCAAACCTGTTTCCAGACCGTAAATTTCAAAGGCCGATTCACCTGCTGCCCCCTTGTGATTGTTTTGGACGATTGCAACCACAAGCGCGCCATCCAAGTCCGCTAAAACAGCCTTAGTCGCGATTGCGTTGCTGAACACCTTAAACCTAACCTCATGGTCGTAGCCATTGACGTATCGGCCTTTAACCAAAGCAGCACGCGGCTCGTTGGAACTGTTCTTTCCTTCAAAGACGTACCCGTACTCCAACGCGGGCAAAGAGATATTCTCAATTACGTTTGGGTTAGAAACGTTTCTTGTCACGTTTCCGTCAATAGAGGAGAAGTTGACAAGTATCAGCCTGTCGTTAACTCCGCCAACGGGCGGGTTAAGACAGTCGTACAAAATACCCGCTGTAAGTGCATCACATATCGGCATGATTTCTTTTTTTTAACAGGTTAGTATGCGGCTTGTATTGCGTAGTCCTGAAGCACTTTGGCATCGAGGTTCGCACCAAAGTCGAAGTAAGTCTTCTTGTCTTTCTTGTCGAAGAACACGTCAGTATTTGATAGATTACCTTCTTCTTCTGTACCAAAACCGAGGTTTGACTTTGTGGTCAGAATTGCGCGGTGCGGCAAGAAGTAGTTTAGTTGCGTACTTATTGTGCGCATGTACCCCTGAATCATTCTATCCCAAAAAGAGTATGCGTAGATGGTAACGCCTCCGCGCTTCAACATCGCGATGCCGTCCTGAATGTACTCAAACGCGATACTGATGCCGTTGGCCGCTCCGTCCTCCAATTCGCGCACGTATTGGTCGGCAAGGGTCTGGGTGCAAATGATAATCTTATCCGCTTTGTCACGCAGTCGGAAGTCCGCCCCGAAAATCATGTTTTGGAACAAAGTAGTTACCACCCTGTTTGTCGTGTCCGTTGAATCGAACGCTTGCAAAGCAAACGAAAGCTCTGCGTTCTTAACTGCAATACCTGCTGTCTTACGTGCAGGCGTTGCTGAAACGATTGCGAAAACCTGCTTCCAAATACCATCAAAAGCATTCCAACGTTTTGCCACAAAACCTGCTGTTACGAAGTTGCCGCCACCCGCTGTGGTTGCTGCTGCTGTGTCGCCAAACCACACGAAGCGGTGGAACATTTCAGCAATAGCATCCTGGTAACGCTCGATGAAGAACGTTGCGAAATCGGTAGTGGTCAGGTCGCCTTTGTCCACTCCGCTTTTCAGGCCGTAAACAAAGAAAGTAGCAAGCAAATCCTCGAAACACTCAGAGAACCTATCGTCAATGTACGCAGGCTCCCAGAACTTTTCTGTGCTTGTGATGGTTGCGTCATTTTCAACAGGCGCGCAAGTGCCATCCACGTGTTTCTGTCCAACAAGTCCAGACAGCAAACCAAGGAAAGCAATTTGCTTCTTGGCTTTAATGCCCGTGTATGGGGTTAGAAATTCGGTGATAGCGGGCTTCGCAAAAATGTCCGCCATTATGGCCTCGGACACCGCGCGAATTTCTTCACCGTTGAACGTTAAATCTGCTGGGTTGATTATGTTGGGCATGACTTGTTATTTTTTAGCTTGTTTGTTTTTTCGCGCTTCATGCGCTTCTTTAATTGCATTGTAACCATCAATGTCACTTGGTGCAGAGGTTTGTTTGCGAAACGCAACAGCAGCGACCTTTGGCTTGTACGTTGATTGAAGTTTTGCCATAGCGACAAAATCCGTTTTTAGCGCATCAAGAGCTATCTCATTTTCAGCTTTTTCAGCTTTTAGAAGGTCGTTTTCGTTTTTCAAGGCAACCATTGCCTCGTCCTCCCCTTCTATTTCAACAGGAACTATCTCGGTAATTACACCGCCAACAGTTACTATTTGCCCCATTTCAAATTCATGAGTTCCATCGGGCGCAGGTGTTCCATCGGCCAATGTCACAGCATCGCCAACAGCGGGCATGTCTGAATCTGTCACGACAATAACGGCCGTGCCATCGGTTGTGGTGAGGTCGAGCGCAACCTTTTTCAATGGTTGCCCTGCGATAAACTGAGCGATTTGCAAGCGCAACGCTTTTATTTCAATTGATAAATTTGACATGTCTTCTTTTTTTGGTGTGAGTAGTGCAACCGCCCTCATAGGCGATGTGATTATTTGAGAAACAAACCCGAACTCTTTACATTGCTCAGGCGTTAGTGCCGTCTCTTGCTTCATAAGAAGTTCAAGAGACACCTTGTCCATGCCCGTAGCCTTGGCGTACATCGCAACCATTTCGCTCTGCGTCTTACCTATCTCAGAAGCCATTTCAGCTAACTCAGATGAGTTAAGTGATATGCCCCTTTGAAGGGAAAACATAGGTTGGTGTATTAAGTATGATGTACCTGCTGTTATTTGCCTGCGTTCAATTGGAACGGAAAGGTGAATTTCAGTAGCGATGGACGCACATTGCACCTCCGCAATAGTCAGCAGGTTAGGCAATGAATTAAAGTACTCTGATATTTTACGGCCAACATCCACAAGGCCGCCTTGGCTTGTGATATGGCAATGGATAACTTCGCAAAGCGCATTCTTACGCACTTGCGAAATAACGTCTTGAAGCTCGACACCGCGAACGTCAACCGACCCATCTTCTTTGTAAGACGTTCCAATTTGTCCCTCGATATAAACGTGTCCAATCATGGAGGCGAAATTCCGCCACGGTTGGTTGCTGTTTACTATCTGATTTTTGAAGTAGTTTTAACTTCCACCCATCTTGCGAATCGCCACCCAAACCAAATTATCACCGACCTCAAACTGGTCGGCTGTTGCTTTAACCGCATGGGTCTTGATTAGTCCCCTGTGGCGGTGATTTAGGTACGTGATAAAAATGTCTTTATCGCGCAATACAGTCCACGAAATAAAACCTTGTTTGAACAAACGCAAGAGGTCGCCCGATCGGTCTAGCTTGAGAATTGTTTCGTTCATATTTCTAAATTTTCAACTGTTCTAATTTGTCTGCCTTGGACGCTTTGGAAGTCCTCAATTACAAGCACTGGCTGCATGCTCATCATAGCATCGGACATTATCGCATTTGCCTCAGCAGATTGAACCATTGACCCGCTGCTAATTGCTATTCCGCCTGCTGCAAACTTTTGAACTAACCCGCCTTGCGCATAGCCGTTTCCGCGATACCAATCAACACCACCGCCTGCCGCATTCATAGCCGACAACTCACGCCCGAACATTGCGGTAGTTACTGCGTTGTTCACACTCTCGCCATCGGAGAGCAGTGTTGGTATGCTGTCGCTCGTTGAAGTTCCTGCACCAGACACAAATCCACCTTTGGCAAATTGGGGCGGGGCTGGTGGCTTTGTCGAGCTTGCAATTCCGATTTGAATACCTCCCAATACGCCTGCAAGAGCGGCCAAGACAAACCCCGCGTATGGCGTAGGGTTTGAAAGCTGTGCCATTACAGCCGTTGCCGTGTTCGCGACTGCCATCGCTATGGACAACGCCTTAGAAACTTTGAATTGTTCAAGCTCAATCTTGTAGCGTGTCATAGCGGCTTTCTTTTCGATTGCCTTAATCTTGGCCGCTTTCTGTTCCTCCGAAAGCGTGCTTTTCTGAACAGCTGCAATTTCTGCGTTTGTCTGATTGTCTACATCTTGCAGCCTGTTTTCAGCACCTGCTGCAAGTGCCGATTGAACTGATGCAATCAAGCCGCTGACAACCTCAAGCCCTAGCTTAATGTCTGCTTGGGCTTCTTCGTCTATACCCAAACTCTGACCCAGCGTTGGAGCGTCTGGATTCGCTAATTCGCCCTTTATTTTCTTTATGGCGTTCTCGACAAGTTGAAGATTCTTAATCTCTTCTTCGGTTAAGATTTTGTCGGCATTCGCCAACTCAGTCATTAACGCTAGTTTGTCACTCAGATACCTTAATGCAATCTCACCCTTTTTCGCTGCTAAATCTTTTTCGTTGTCAATCGACAATTCAGCCGCTTCCATCTCAAGACGTTCATCGAGTGCTAACGCCTCAATCTTATCATTGAACTCTTGCGACCGTGCCGCCCTGTTCGCGTCCGCAAGCTGCGCCTCGAACTGTGCTCGTTGGGCTAATTGCTTAGCATACTTTTCTTTGTCAACAGAACCGACCATGTCAGCCGATGCCGTGTAAGTTGCGGTCTCATCGTCAATGCTTGAAATCTTCTTGTGTAAAGTTTCACGGTCAATGAACGCAATCTTTTTCGCGCGTTCTTCCGCGTTTGAGATATTGATAGTAGCAAGGTTCTTTTCAGTCTCTGCCATTTCATCTATTAAGGCGCGTTGGTCTTCAAAGCCTTTGGTAATGGCCACAATCCTTTCTCCCTCCTGCTTGATTTCATCCTCGGTTAGCTTGCGTTTGATTTCCGCACGTGCCTTTCCATCGGCTGCAAGTTGCTTTGAAATGGTGTTGAGTTCCCTTTGCAGTTGTCTTTGTTCCGTGAACCTTTTAGTCTCGACTTGACTTAATGCTGCAATTGCTTGCGCCTCTAAAGTCTTGTTTTCCTTATTGGTCTTGCTGAAAGTGTTCTCTAAAGTTTGCGCGTCCGCCCTTAGCTTTAAGTATTGGGTTTCAGAATCCAAAAGATTAGTTTGAATTTTATTTGCTTCTAGCAAAAACCCCTTCCGTTGCGCTGCCGTAAACTCATCTTCTTTACGCGCCTTCAGTCT